CATTGTGACGGTTGCCGAGATTGGCGGGCACGACGTGACCATGCTCCAAAACGAGTATCTGAGGTCCCGCGAGGACTTGAAAATCAAGGCTGTAGAGGGTGCTTTTGGAGGTCCCAACCACCACCCTATCACCCACGAAGGCGCATGTTAGGTTCAATGCCGCTACCTTGAGGTGGTAGTGCCCACAAGGCGTGAAGGTTCGAGTCCTTTCCCGCGCACCAGTCTAAAATCGCTCTATAAGGCATGAAAAACGCCAGGAGCGATAACCCATGGAATCACCCACAGGGCGGCAGGATAAGCGAGTGAACCCCCACGTGGTCACCCACGGAGTTAACCCATGAAAGAAGCCACCATCGACATCGACGGCCACAAAGTAAACGTTTCCAAGGTAGGGGATGAGATCTCGGCGAAGTTCGAGATCGACGGCATCTGGAAGGGAGTCTCGATGCGCGAGGGAAGAGACTCGGGATTCAGCGCCGCCAGGACAGGCGACAACGTCACGCTCTACGATTTCCCCAACGAAGCCGAGCAAGAGATACTGCGCCGCGCGATCGAGCAATATCTCGCTGAGTAATGCCCCGCCGCTTCGTCCCCCGCATGGTCATGGTCGGCTTGGTGTGCCTGCTTGCCTATCAGGTCGGTGTTTGGCTGTCGCCGTGGTTTAGGTGAGGCACAAAAAAAGAGCCCTCCGAAGAGGGCTGCGTCCTAAAATCCACGCTTTATTTATGCAGGAACCGCGCCTGTTAACGCCCGATAGGTGAACGTCGGCGCATTGGGATAGAACGGGTCTGGCACGGCCTCGAGCGGCACGCCGGCATTCATGACGTACTCGACGCCCTGCATCTTGCACGCAAGCCACCTGAAAGCCTCCATTCGCGCCTCGTCTGCGGCCATCGGCCAACCTTCGGGATCCCGGTCGATCGCCACGCCCGAGAGCATGTCCTCATGGGAAGTGGCATAGGCGTAGGGGAGGATCGCCTGGGCGCCCAACGTCAGCATCCGCGAGTAGAGTGCAATCTCGGACTCCTGCCTGAACGGGTTGGGCCAAGGGGAGCCGCCCTCTAACATGGCGAGCGGCTTGGACTTGTCGAGCCTTTCGAATCCTGCCGTGCCGTCAGGGTACTGCTTGTTCCAAGTCGACCAGTTGGGATACTTGACCGCGAATGCGTAGCGGATTGTCTGCCCGTTTACTTCCTTCTTTTCAGGGTGCCCCGCATAGACGTGCGCGGTTTCTATCTCGCCCATCGGACCGCCTTGGATGGATGCGTTCGATCCGAACAGGAGCCCCTTGTATCCCGCCTTCCTGATCAACTCGCATTGGGCGTCGAAGACTGCCTGCGACGTTGGCGCGGGTTCGTTCACCGGGCAAGCCATCACGACGTTCGAAAGGTCGACATCCCCACAGAACCGTTTGACGTGCTCGGACCATCCCGCAAAGTCGCCTTTTGCAAGTCTTGACTTTTCAAAGGCTTCGCTGCAGAACTCGACGGCAAGCGGGATGCCCTTGGACTTTGCCGCTCCGAAGTAGTAATTGAGCCTTGGCCCGTGCGCCCCCCAATTGGCGATGAGGAACTTGTCGATATGGTGGGGCCTGATGAGCCTTGCCCCGTTGCGCTTGTGCTTGCGTAGCCACGCGTGCGCCTGGGTGCTCGAGGTCGGGAAGCAACTCGACCCGGTCGTCGAATAGCCTGCCACAAGCACGCGCTTCCCTTCGGCGTCGGTGAAGTCCTTCGACCACGGCGCGGGGAAGGTTTTGAGGAATGTAAGGTCGGCTGGCATTATAATGAAGCCATGGATTGGATACCTTGGGCTCTCCTGGCGGTCTCGGTTGCGCTGAACGTGGCGCTCGGTTTGCTGTTGCTTCGCTCGATCGACTGGCACTTGGCGACGATGTCGAAGGTGCCGCCCAAGCCGACGACACGGTACAAGCCGCCAACGGTCTCAGAAAACTAGCACTTGGTTTCGCCGCCTGATAGCTGGCGAACCGCCGCCGCCCGCAGAGGCTGGAGCGAGTTGGAAGCCTATCGGGTTGAAGATTCGGGGATGGTCGGCGTAGGCTGCAACGGCGACCGTCCTCGACGAGCCAAGCAGGTTGTTCTCGGGGTCGTTTCTGCCGATGAGTGGAAGGTACTCGACCAAAGAGAACGGCGCGACGAGAGCCGGAGAGAACCCAAGCGCCAACGAAGCCTTTTCGCCTGCCCCGAGGTTGCTGTCGTACCGTCCGTATTCGGCCATCGTGCCCATGCACGACGAGCTGCTGATCGAGGGGGAAGTGTTGCCGATGTACTCGTTTGAACTGACGTTGTAGGTGACGAGCGCAGACGTCCGTTGCGAAAGTTGGCTGCCGTCCTTATAGAGCGTGCAGACGTTGGCGGCGTCGTTCCACTCGAACATCCAGTGCGCCCAGGTGCCCGAGGTGAAAAGCCCGGTGTCGGCAAGTACTATGCGATCGTCGTCTGTCGGCGAGACCTTGAGCCACCCGCAATAGATGTTGTTGTCGCTGAACTTCTGGAATCCAAGCCGGTCGTTGAGGGTATTGGCTTCATAGAGAAAAAAGTTGTGGTCGACGCTGTCGCCGGAGTTCCAACCCGGCTTGAACCAAAAGGAGATCAGCCCGCCCCCGCCCGCCGCTGGAAAGTCCTCGGGCGAAGCCTTCGAGATACGGTCTGCCGCGTTTGCGAATATCCGGGCCATTAGGTTTCCTTGATCTCGACGGCGACGAGCTCGGCGTCACCGGTCATGTCGTCGGTGCCCGAAGTTCCATCGGCGTCCCTGGTCACTTTGAGCCTGAACGCGCCCCCTGCCGCAAGAGAGTCCATTTCAGCGCCATCGGCGTGCGCGATGCTCGTGACGGTCTCAATGCCGTTGGTGCCGTTTGCGGTGCCTCCCGCGCTGTTGGCAGAGGCGAAACTGTCGCCGTCCAGGTCGAGCCCGGATAGAGCCTCGATCGCCGTTTGCCATCGGCAAGATCCAGAGGTTGCGGAAGTCGCCGCCCAATGGAGGTAGATCGTAATGCCGCCGCCGCCGTAGTTTCGCGGAAGGACACCGAGGAACACCGCGACTTCGTCCGCGCTCGGGTCGAAGTCCAGAACCGGGCGGTTGTTGCGAAGGTCGAGAGTCGCCCCGCTCGCGTTGGGCTGCTGGTTGTGCTGCGGGGTAAAGCATGCAAGGGTATCGCCGGATGCCATTTCGTTAAGTCCTCGTCACCTTGAGAATCAGGTAACAGCGTGTGATCGTCGTGCATGAATCCACATTGAAGATAATCACGTCCCCCGCAGCGACCGACCGCGTCGTCCAGTTCGTGAGGTCGGTATCTTGCGCCTTGATCGCGCCGGATATCGCGGGGTCGTTGGAGTTGGTCATCGAATCGCCGGAGTCAGGCGGGTAGTTCGCGTATGTGTCCTTCCAAACCCCAATGTCGATCGATCCGGACTGGTCGGCAAGCAGTGTCCACTCGTCGATCCTGAAGTTGTACGTCGCCATCAGTAGGGACACTTGGTTGTCGGGGATTTCCGCGCCTGCACCGTCGAAGGCCACAACGATCGTTCCCGGCAGACCCGCACCCGAATCGTCGGCAAAGTGCTGAACCCAGCCGTCCGCGACGATGGCGCTGATCCCCTGCGAAACCGTTCGCCACGTCCCCGAAGCCCCGTAGCGGACCTTCACGGCGAACGCCCCGGTCGTCTCGTTTACCACGATGCGCGTGCCGGTGTTCATGGCAAGCGGCAAAGTGATCTCCGCATCGCTCCCCAAAGAGCCGGTCACCCTGATCACGCCCTTTTGCGCGTTGGCCGTCGAGACGGTCGTAGCCCCGCCCGTGGTCGAGAGCGCATAGATGCCGACAATGCCGTCGAGCACCTCCAAGGCGTCGTTTATCGTGACCTCTTTTTGAGCTTGTGCGGCTTCGACCAAGGTCGCCCCGAAGTTGTCTGTTACTGCCATTTAGATCGTTGCCTCTGTTACATAGCCTCTGAGTGAATACTTGCCGAGTTGGTAGACCCTGACCGTGATCGGATCGCCAGGTGTGAACCCGTCCGTAGTCTGGTTTGCCGCCGAATAGGATGCCGTCTCGCTCGAAAGCCCGGTGATGGTTCGAACGACCGATGCCCCGTCCCAAATGTCGACCTCGTAGGCTTCGACATCTTCGGAGAGTGGGACGTCCTCATAGTCGCGAAGCTGCCCGCCCATTCGCGTGCGCCGCTTCCAGGTGATGGTGAGGTTGTTGCCGCCGTCGCGGGAACCTTCCACGTCGACCGGCGAATAGCACTTGTATTCGAGCCCCTCGATCAGGACCGTCTGCGCAACCACGTCGCCCAAGGTCTGGCCGGACGACACGCCCTTGACGTAGAGCGTCTTATTGATCATTTCGTCGCCCAACGGCTCGTAGTGGACCGCATCTGGCGAAAGCATCGTGAACGTCGTGCCTGAGACGTGCGACTCGATCACGGTGCCGCGGCGACCGCGAAGGAATCCCGAAAGCTGGTAATGCCCGTCGCCCAGGAGCGTTGCGGTCATGAACTGGACAACCTCGTCGCCGATCCTGGCCGCGTTTGCGCCGTTGAGCATTTCCATGAGGGAAACCGATTCCAAAGTCGTCCCCGCTGGAATCGTGACCTCGATGATCGAATCCTCATCCACAAGGCCGGTCGTGCCGAATGTCGGCAGGACGTCGATCGTCTCGCCGATGATCGCGGGCATGACCAGGCTCTCGACAAACTCGTAGGTGCTTCCCGAGTCCCGGGAAATGTAGACGTCGCACCCGAGCCACCCGTCGCCGCCGCACGCCGCCATGTAGAGCCCAACCGATTCGCCGTGCTCGTCGACCAGCGCGTTGCCGTTCCAAACGACCAGGGTCGAATTGCCCGGTCGGATCAGTTCCCCGCCGTCCGTTCCCGAATCGCCGCCGACTGCGGGCTGGTCTGCTACGTCGTCGTCGTCGGTGACGGCAGAGACCGCCATTTCGCTGATCAAGCCGATGTCGCACCGCACGATCTTGCACCGGACGTTCTCGCCTGCTATGGGGACCGTGACGACGTCGCCCGGGGCATAGCGGTAGTATTTCGGGCCAAGCCTGAAGGTCGGCGACTCACGCTGAAGCCAAAGCCGGTAGAGCAGTTCCTCGGCCTTGGGGCGCGCCATGTCGTCGGTCATGGTCAGCGCGGTCCCGATGGTCCGCACCTCGTCGACGTGGCCCTTGGTGTGCCTTACAGCCGATTGGACGCCCTGCTGGAAAGCCTTGCCCCGAATGACGTAGTTCAGATCGACCCGCGCTGGAATCTCAAGGTCCGGAGTCCTGCCGACCCTGATCCTTTCCTCGCTGCGGTTGTCGCCGGTGACCGCGCCAAGGTCGTCGCTTGGGATGGTGACTTGCGAAGCCCCGCCCGTTTCGACCGACCGAACCTCGCCGTCCACTTCGACAAGGTCCACGCCGTGAACCAACAACGGGCTTGCGATCGCGTCTGCCCCGCTCATTCGCGAGGGGACCATGTAGCCCAGGCACGCGGCGTCTGCGTCCGAGTTGTCGTACTCGGTGCCGTCGAGCCCGCAACGGTCCATCACGTCGTCGAGGATGTCCGAGAGCGGGAAGGTGTTCGAAAAGTTCTCGTAGGCATAGACGACCAGGTTGTCGATCTCCACGCCGTCAGCGATCACGCCGATGCCGTTGATCCCGCCCGTCTGCCAGATGCCGCAATAGTAGGAGCCGGGAAGGGCATCGCACGCCGATTGGCAAACGAGGGTCCACTCGTCGGCAGAGTCGGCGCGATAGTAGCCGTATGCCACCCCCGCATCGACCACGAGCCGCAACTGATAGGGGTCGTCGCTCGAGAGCGGCAAGTCGATCGCGTACTCGTCGAGCTGCGGGTTTGCGCTGCCGCCGCTGATGTCGTAGAGCCTGAACCCGGCAAAGTCGGGGTCGGACGGCGATGCAGCCGACATATAGACGAACGCCGCAACGCCTCCCGGGTTGATCCCGATCGTTGGGATTCCGACCGCTACGCCGGCGCTTAGAACGGAGTTGCTCGTGCGGGTGTTGCCAACGGCAAAGAAGTCGCACCGGGCATCGACCGCACTCGGTGTGATCGCGTAATCGATCGCATACAGCCCGCCGCCCTGGACGGCCGTGTTCCATCTGAGCCGGTTGTTGACGATGGCGCTCGCGCCCGAGACGTTGAGTTCTTCCCAAGCCTCTCCCGATGGCGCGCCGGATCCCGGTTCCGGAGTCGTCGTATGGTCGGTGAGGCCCGTATTGTTTGCGTCGGTGAACGTGTCTTCAAGCAGGGCCGTGACGCCTTCGCCGGTTTCGAAGCTGAGGTTGGGGATCCTGCCGCCAAAAGCGGTGAGGTCCATGTCCTTGAACAGGACGGTGTAAACGCCTCGGTAGCCGGGAACGTTGCCCGCGCCCTCGATCGCCTCTATGAACGACGAGACGACCTGCGCCTCGTTTCCGTCCAGGAACTCGATTTCATAGTCGCTGATCCCGTTCTCGTAGATGACCTTGTCGTCTGCCCAAATCCGCGAGACTCCAGAGATCAGCCCCGCCTCGCAAACGTAAACAAGGAACGACCGCGAGTAGGTGTAGGTTTTGACCGTCTGGCCGCCACCGCCCGACGCCCCTCCGACTTGCTCTCGCTTGACGTGCTCGACCAGGTCGTCAGCCCATACGATATTGCCGCCGACGCGGGTGTTCCCGTAGCAGATCGGGATCATCGTGCCGTATGCAGAGCCCGAGATCCTGGCGTCGTCGATCTTGCCGCGCTCGATGGTCGGCAGTTTCGGGGGGAACAAGAGCCCGCCGATTTGCACGCCGATGGCAAAGCCGAGCTGCGGGTTGCCGAACGATGCGCCGATCCCCGCGCCCACTGCGCCGAAAACTAGCGTCATTTGAGCCTGTACGCCCCTTGGAGCCGCTTGCGCCAGTCCTCGGTCATATTCTCGCGCACAGCCTTGTTAATGCTCCCTTCGTAGGCATGCACGAACGCATCAGCGCCTAGGGCGATCGCGACGTGCGTCAGATGACCCTTGATCGCAAACAAAAGCAGGTCCCCGATTTGGATCTCGTCGACCTTGCGAAAGTGCTCGAGGATAGGGTTGACCATCGCCGCAGGGTCGTTGAGCACCGTCTGGCGCGAGTAGCCTCGAAAGTCGGGCAAGTCCACGCCCGCGAACTTGTACGATTCCAACGCCAAGCCGACGCAGTCGTATGCGACCGGACCCCTTCCGCAATGCGCGAACGGCGAGCCGACCAGTTCCTCGGCACGCTGCGCCGCCAACCTTCCGACGAGCGTCGTCACGCCCTTGCTCCCCGCTTGATGTAGGAGTCTGTACCCGGCAGGTGCGGCTCTCCCCTGAAGTTGATTTCGTTTGAGAACTTGGTTTGGCAGGTCGTAAAGCGGCGGTCGCATCCGGCGATGAGCGTGGCGACGTCGGCGGCCGCAACGTTGAACGGCATCGGCTCTTGGAGTTCGATCAGCGCCGCACCGGAAACGAGGGTGTGCCGCTTGATCTCGCGGACGATGCCGGTGTTGAGCCCGCTGGTGAATTCGACCGTGCCGTAGTGGAAATAGTCCGACGACTGGGCGGTCGAGGCAAAGGTGAACTGCCTTCGGGAGGGCGCGGGGGATGCGGCGACGACCTTGCCGGCGAAGGTGAAGGATGCCAGGTTAAGCTTGCACCTTGCATCGCCCAACTCCTTGACCCGGCAGGTTGGGCTCGTCAACTCCCCGATCGACTGCTGAAGCCGCTGCATCAGGGAGCGGATTTCGGCAACGTAGTGCCCATCCATGTAGGTGACCTGCCCGATGTAGCCCTTGAGCAGGACGACGGTGCCCATGGTCACGTCTGCCCAGTTGACCAGGAATATCGTGACGCTCGCCCCGTCGTAGAGCCCCGCCTTCAGGTCGGCTTCGTCGATGGCCGCAGAATCCAGCAGCCCCATGATTTCGAGGTTGTCCACGCCGGTCCCGACCGCGTTCCTGAGCGCCGTGGAATCGACCGCGGAACCCGCCTCGTAGTCGACCCCGTCGACGGTCAGCGATTTGTCGTGCGACGTGAACCCGAGGACGGTCGTGTCGAGCCGTTCGATCTTGGTGCAAACGGCAAGGGTCGGCGTCTCGCTCGCAAGGTGCGTTACCAGGCTTCCACCGATGGTGCGCGGCATTAGATCAAGAGCTCCACGACGGGGATGGAAGTGATCGCCCTGACGTAGTCCTCGGCGGTGAACTTCGGTTGGTCTGTGTCGAAGCGAACCGGCACGTCGAATTCGCAAATGACCTTGGGGACGTAGCCGGGGGCGACCGAAAAGGTGATGATGCCCGTGGTGAGGTCTACGGTCCACCCGCTTGTGACTTCGGTGGTGCCGTCGACTTGGTACACCCTAACGGTGCTGTCGCCGTCGTCTGCGGCCGTGTCCGCAAGGTTGTCCCCGGCGATCTTCTTGAGCGTGCGGGTGATGGTCTGCCCGCCGTTGGAATACGTCTTTTGAATCTGGAACGTGGTGGTGGTGAGCTGCTCGGCAGACTGCGGGGTTTCGATCTCGAAGTCGGTCCAATCCTTGAACCTAAACCCCCTGATCTTGCCCCTTCGCGCGCGAAAGAACTCGATGAACGACGTGAGTTGCGCCTGGGTCCGCACGCCGTATGAGATATCCCACGCAAGGCGCGCCTCTGCCCATTGTTGGACCCTCTGCTCCGACCCCGAAGCGGTCACGACGACGACCGAGTTGAACGCGGGACCGCCCTGCGACTGTTGGGATATGTCCTCTGCCAGCCTTACTTCGTCAAAAGCCATGTGTTACAATCCTGCCGTTATGAAGGGGATTCTGTTGGTCGTTGCGGTTCTCGCCATTGGTTGCGGGGGACCTGCCAAGGTCTCTGAGGATCAGAGGTACGTCGTAGGCAACGCCGTGGCGCCGCTCAAGGCGCTTGGGGCAAAGATCGCAGAGCCCGATCCAAAGCACCCGTTTAGCGTCAAAGCCGAACTGCCAAGCGACGTGGCGATGCGCCTCACGCCGCTAGAGGTCAAAGAGATCGCCGGCCGAGTTCAAAAGGAATTGGGTCCGGAGGGGTCTGTCGAAGTCGTTTCACAAGGCGGCCAGGTGCTTGCCAAAGCCACCCCTCAAGGAATCGACTAGCCCCGCGAACCAACCATCTGCGCCTCTGTCAGAGCGTCCCTGATGATCTGATTTTGGCTCCTGCGGAACGCGCCGGGGTCGGGAGTCGATATGTTCATTGTGATGTTCACCCCGCCGCCCATTCTGTCGTTCGGGACGATCTTGCCCGAACCCTGTGGGACGAACAACTCGGGGCCGTTCTCTCCAACGACGTAGGGACGCCCGCCAGAGACCGGACCGCCCGATGCCCTGCCGGGAACCGCCCCAAGGTTGAGTGCGCTGAAGATGAGCTGGGTCAGTTGCGCCCGAATGATCTGCGCCGAAATGTCAAGGAGCATTTCCTCGAAGCCGCGCACAACGTTGTCGAAGAAACTGCCAAAGCCCTTGTCGAGGTCCCTGATCGCAAAGGTGAAGGCGTCCACGAAGCTTGCCGCAACGTCCTGCCAAAGCATCTGCATGTCGGTCAGGCCGCCCGCGATGTCGTCTACCGCCTGGCCAAGGTCCTCGCCGATGGCGCCGCCGATTGCCGCTCCCGCCTCGATTGCCTCGTCGCGCGTTTTCTTGAGCGCGTAGTACCACTTCTCAAAGGCGTCGAGTCCTGCCTTTGCCCATGCGTCCTGCTCGGTTTTGAGGTCGGCAAAGGCTTGCCCGATGGCGGCAAACGCTCCCTTGATGGCAGGGACGACGTTGTCTTTGGTGAACCGGGTGATCGCTGACTTTTGAACCGCCTCGTCAAGCTTCTTAAAGTCGGCGAGTTCCATCTGGAAATACTCGGCGACACGGGTGCGCGGATCCTGCAGCTTGGCGGCTTCCGTTGCCAGGTGCCTGAGCCCTTCGGTGTACTTGGCGAGGGCTTCGGTTGCGGGATCGACGTACTTGGCCAGTTGCCCGAGGTTGAGCCCCTTGGCGAGCATTTCGCCGATGTTGTGCCCCACGGCCCCGGACGGCGCTCCGGTTGGTAATCCGAGTTGTCCGATTGCCCCGCTTACGTCGACGGGTTTGAAGCCGCCACCGCCACGGCTAGAACCGCCGCCGCTGCCGATGCTCCCATAGAGCGCGGCTCCCTGCTGAAGTCCGAACTGCGCCGCACCAAACCCGACCGGCATGCCCACCCGTTGCTTGTCGAGGTACGCCTTGATCGCCGCCGCGATCTCCTTGGCCATGAACTGTGCCGCCGCACGGCTGTTGCCCTGCGACTCGAACATGGACGTCAGACCGGCAACACCTGACCGCTTATAGATGTCGACGCGCTTTCGCCCTTCGGGAGTCTTGAGATAATCCTCGTACCTTCGGGCGTTGGCGTCCTTGTAGTCCTGCGTGCCGCCCAAAGAGAGGGCGATTCCAGCAAGTCCGGCGATCTTGCCAAGCAATCCGAGGGACGTCTGAAGCGCGACGTTATAGCGCAGTTGCGCGGCCGTGAGCCCATCGGTTGCGACCGAGAGGTTGCGATACCAGGAAATGAACCGCCCGCCGAGGCTGAGCAACCCGGTGACCGCAGAGAGCACGCCGGTTGCAGGACCTATCGCCACGGCGAGAATCCCCATCTTGACCGCGAGTTGCTGAGTCTCGGGATTGAGGTTGCCAAACCACTTGGCGACGTCCTGAACCGCCTCCGAGACTTGGGGAAGGATGTCCTTGGCGATAGGCAGGAGAGTCTTGCCGATCTTGGCTTTGAACATCTCCATTTCCTGCTCGAAGTTGTCGAGCTGGTTGCGCATCGTGTCGGCGTTCGCCCTGGCAGTCTTGGAGAGTTCGACCGCGATCATTTCGATCGCCTGCTTGCCGCTGATTCCCATCTTGGCAAGCTTTTGCGGGTCGACCGTGTCGAACGCCTTTTGCATCGCCTGCCTGAACTCGGGGCCGACCGCCTGCGCCATTTCCCGCAGCTCGTCGCCGGTCAGCTTTGCCGACGACCCGATTTGAGTCAGGTTTACGACGACCCTCTCGAATTCCTCGCGCCCGCCGCCCGCCTTTGCGATCGCGTTGGCGAAGTTCTCAAGCAGGAACCGAGCCCGGTCTGCGGTGAACCCCATGCTCTGAAGGTTCGCGCTCCCCTTGACCGCCTGTGAGAAATCCAGGCCGGGAAGCTTGGCAGACTTTTCGAGCGCCTTGAGTTCCTTGGCGGTCGCCCCCGCCGAACCCATGACGGTGCGGAGCATCGCCTCGAGGCTTTCCATCTTTACCGCGGATTGAAACGCGGCCTTGCCCAACCCGATGAGCGGCAGGGAGACGCCAACGGAGAGCCCCGCGCCGAGCATGCCCAATCCCTTCGAGACTCGCGCAAGGCTTTCGCCGGCGTTCTTCTCGAACTTCTTGATGTGCTTCGAGCCTTTGTCGCCGAGTTCCTCGACGGACTTGTTTGCCCGGTCCATCGCCTTGTCGAAGTCCTTGGTGTTGGCTTCGATTACGGCTTGCAGCTTTGCGGCGTTGGTTGCCATTACTTCCTTGCGGTGCGCTTTGCGGCGGCTTTCCTACTGAATGCTTCGTCCTCTTTGGCTTTGCCTTCGGCGTTCATGCAGGCAAGAACAGTCATGTAGGCTTTGACGGGGACGTGGTCGATCTCTGTGTAGGGGACGCCCATCGCCTGGGCAACCTTCCAATCGACGTACTCCCGGGGCATCTGGCCGCGCCCCGTTCTAAGGGCTTGGTAGATCCCCTGCTCTAGGCTTTTGGGACCTCTTGGTCCTGCCTGATTGCGGCCATGATCCTGTCGAGCAGGACTTGGGGAACGTGCTCGTCGAAGGTTTCGACGGTGATCGGATAGGGCTTGTCGTCGTCGTCGAGGTAGTCCCAGGAGACGATCAGGCTTTGCAGGTCCGCGCTGACTTCCTTCTTGACGGTTTCGAACTTGGCTTCGGCTTCCTCCTCGGACAGCCCTGCGATTTCGATCCCGCTTCCGATGGTCAGGAACTTGCGAAGAAAAGCCCGGGTCATGATGCCCGGGCGGTAGCTGACGTTCAGCTTTTCGCCGAACACGTCGACCTCGACGGTCTGGACGTGCTCGCGAAGCTGCGATCTTTTAAGCGGCATAAGCCTCCTAGAGTGCGGTGTTGGTCGTGTCGACGACGATCTCCATGAAGCCGCCCGAGAGTTCCGAAGTCGGGACCGGGATCAGTTCCATGGTGTTCGAGTAAACGTCGTTGTTGTCCCCCCTCTGCGGAGCCGCCATCTTGCAGCCCATGGTGATTTTGAGGACGTATGGGAAGTTGGCCTCGATCTCATCCTGCTCGACGACGAACCGGACGATCTTGGTCGCACCGGCGCGCAGTTCCTCTAGGAGCGCAAGGCTCGTCGAGTTGTGCATGAGCCGCAGGTTGATCGAGAACGCCAGGGCCTTTTCGACGATTGCCGAGAATGACGTCTCGCGGCTGTCCAGGGTGAAGTACGGGGTGAAGCGGTCCCCAACGCCGAACTCAAACATGTCTGCACGGTCGAGCTGGGTCAAGCCGCCAACCGTGTCGCCGATGTAGACGTCCGGATAGCGCGGGGAGATCGGGATGCAGTCGAGCCGGGTCGGTGCCGAACCCGCCGTGGTGGTGGTGACGCCGGCGCCGCCGCCAGGACCGGTCAGGCCGCCCGTGTTCATGGTCATCAGCGCGACGTTCTGTTGGCCGAGGTCGTTCTTGAACTCGACTTGCCACTGGTCGGCTGCGGGCTTGGTGACCGAGACGTCGTCGAGGCCGATGTTCGAAAGCGCCTCAAGCGCAGTCTTCAGCGTGGATGCGGACGCATCGAAGGCGATATTGCCGGTCGTCTGCCCGTCGAACGTGAGGGTGAAGGTTCCGGCAGACGCGCCGTCCACGTCGACCAGTTGCAGCTCGTTGCCGCTCAGGATGACGTCGGACTCGTCTAGTTCCTGCCCGAGGACCGATCCGGTGAGGACCGAGCCTTCGTTGCTGAAACTCATCGAGATCGCGTTGAACACGACGTAGGTCGCCTGGGAAACCCCCGCATCGCCGCCCTTTTGGACGGTGTACGTCTTGGGATTGTCCGGACGCCTTGCGCGCGGTGTCCAAGTCCATCGGCGGGTGTTGGTCGCACCGCCAGGGGTCTCGATCTCGGCGGTCCCGAAGATCGAACTGAAGATGTACGGGAGCGATAGGAAGCCCGGGGCTCCGTTGACTTCGCCGTCCGTCCACTCCTTGCGGACGACGACGCCCTCGGCGACCTTCGAGCCGTAGGGAACGACCGGATCGACGGGGATTTGGGGACCGAGCTCGATTCCGAAGTCGCCGATCTGCTTCAGCGCAGGCACGGCTGTCCCGGGAGTGGTCTCCACGCCAAGATAGATGCCTTCAAATACTGAAGCGCGTTCTGCCATTGTTGATATCTCCTAAGTGAGGGTTGGGTTTCTACAGCGCGTAGCTGTAAAAGCGGTAAATGAAAGCGTAGTGGTTGTATCGCACGCCGCCGATGGTCTCGACGTACCGGGCGATTTCCTCGCGGTAGAGCGGCATGACGCGATACCCTGAGACCGTGAGCCGCTTGTCCTGAAGGATGGCGTCGACCCGGTCCATGATGTCGTCGGCGGTGGCAAAGCCGTCCCCGGTTGTGATCGCCTTGACCATGTACTGGCCTCGCGTGAAGGCTCGCACGGGGCCGAGCATGTTGCGGTCGGCCGCGGACATCAGCCCGAACACGACCAGCGGGTAGGTGGCGTTTTGCGGGGCCTGCTCGCGGTAGATCCTGTTCGAGATCATCGCCGACATCGTCGAATCGCCCTTGAGCGTCGTCGTGATGCACTGGTCTACTGCTTCGAGCGTGTTCACTTGGTGGCCCTCTTGATGGCGTTTGCCACGCCCTTCTCGAAGTCGTCGCGCTGTTCCTCTACTGCCGGGGTCAGGTATGGGCGCCGCGCGAGGTTGCCGTTTGCCGAGCCGTACTCGAGCACCTCGGCGTATTCGGCGTGCACGTTTACCATTCCCTTCAGATCGCCCTCAAAGTCGCTTTGGATCGTGTTGGCGAGGTTGCCGGTGTCGGTTGCGGGGGACTCGCCGGGAGCGGACGCCTGATGGAAGTTCTTGCCGCGCTTGTAGAGCCGCCCGGACTTGGGACCGGTCATGATTCTCGTCTTTGCCCCGCCCTCGACGAGCAGGGTCGTCTTGCGGACCTCTTTGCCGACTTCCTTGCGCGTTGCCCGCTTGATGTCGGGAAGCCGGTTATAGACGATTTTCATCCCGCCCATGCTATGAACTCCGCGCCGGGTTGGGATCGAGTTTGGTGCAAATGGCTACGACGCACAGGCGGTCGCTCTTGGGGTCGTCGACCTCTTGGACCTGCCAGACGTCGCTGCCGATGGCAATGGTGTCCTTTGGGGCAACGTCGGCGTCGTGCGGCAGCAGGATGCGCCAGTCGCCCATTGAGACCGGGGCAGAGCCTTGGACCGACTCCTGAACTCCTTGGCTCAGGTCGTGGCGAACCCGGCAGGCGTAGGTCGCCGTCGAAGTCGAGCCATCGGCCTGGTCTCCTACAGACGTAGTCGAACCCGCCGCGATCCTGGATCGCACGCACGACTGGTCGAACGCGTCGTCCATCGTGTCCCGCATCGCGGTCAGTTCGTCGCTGGTAAGGAGTCCGGGCATTATCTTTGCTTCTTGGGTCGCCCGCCTTTCTTCTTGGGGGCTGTCTGCGGTGCCGGCTCGGGAACCCGCGCCCATCCCTTGGCAAGCATGATCCTGCCGGTGTTCGGGCCTTCCTCGACGATGCGGGTTTCCCCAGTTGACTTGTGCCTAAAGAGTCCCATGGTTCTCCTAAACGGTATATATCGGTCTGAACTGCTTGGCCATTTCGAGGCAGTGCTCGTGGACTTGCTCTCGCTTAAAACTCTGCTCGTCTGATTCGAAATCGTATCGTTTTGCGGCCATCGCGGCTTTGAGCATCCAAGCCTCGCACGTCGCCTTGCGCAGGTCCCAGAGTTCGCCGATGTCGTTGGAGCATTCTTCCCATTCGCAGGTGCCGTCTGTGACCGTCCCGCCTTGCCCAGTCGGAAAGGTTGGCTCTGTGCCTCCGGAGGTACCAGCATCGATGCAGCGGTATCGGTGGCCGTTGCGAACGGTCGGCACTATGACCTGACCGTAGACGTATGCGGTTGCGGTGGCCCATGCGGTTGCCGTTGCCGCCTGGGAAAGCAGTGTCGACATTTGGTCGTCTGTCAAGGCGGGGTCCGACGAGTAGTCGGAGTCCCGCTTGATCTTGGCTAGAGCCGCGGCTGAGTCGAGTGGCATTTACTTGGTCTCGGGGGCTTTGGCTTTCGCCTTGGTTGCTGGCGGCTTGGATACCGCCTTTTCTTTGGTCGCGTCGAGGTTGAACCGATCGACTATCTCGTTGGGCACGTCCTTCGACTCGGAAAAGGCAAGGAACGCGGATTCCGGATCGCCATGCTCGACGATCTTGCTTCGATCTGCGTTCCAGTAGAGTCTGCGTCCTATCACCATGGGCCTATCCTTCCGCCGTCCAGGTTCCAGCGAACCCGAGGCAGTCCCAAGTGCCGGCAACAAGGCACTCGATGTCGACCCACTCGCCGATCGCGTCCGCGACGAGGTACTTGCCTGCCGCGCCTTGGGCGCCGGTGGATGGGAGGGCAATGGTCTCGGTGCCGTTCGGGTCTATCCGAAGTTCTTGGGCTTCGTTGAGATAAAACCGGAACTTCATTCCGACCTCTGCCGCGGGAAGGGTTACGGTGATCGTGCCCGCCGCGCCCTGGTTTGTCAGGGTTTTTCCGAGGTCGTCGGAAGTCAGGGTGTACGACGCCGTCTTGACGAGGGACGGGGTTCTGTTTCCGCCTTGAATCTTTGGCATTTGATTTCTTCTCCTTGAAGATGCCCCCGGGATCGCTCCCGAGGGCTAGGCGGTCGACTAGAGGCCGGTCACCGAGCAGAACGCGGTCTCTCGGTACACGGCCAGGGCGATTCTTTCCTCTGCAAGCAAGACGAGCTTGTTGTAGATGAAGTAATCGCTGTGGCTGTCCGTCGCCTTGAGGACGATGCCCGTGCGTCGGAAAAGTTCCGAATACTGTCGGAAAGCGCCGACGAGGGCGGTGTTCTCGGTGATCGCCGGTGTGACGACCACAGGCTTGCCCCAGATGCGCTGCGGGCCGGCTTCTGAGGGCGGTCCCCAGATGTAGATGCCGTCCGTCGTGCGGAGCAACCGAATCGGCTCCCAATCGTTCGGGTGGATGACCACCGCGTCGGGTTCGGCAAAGCCGGTGCCTGCCGAGACGCCGCGAACCTTGGTCATCGCCTTGAAGATCGCATCTGCCCGAACGTCCGCACCCAATGCCTGGGTTTGGATGCCAGTGCGATCGAGGATGCCAGAAATGTTCGGTGCGGTGCCGTTGCCGACGAGGATCTGAAGGTCCTCTCGCTGCATGATCTGCATCGCCAATCGGTTTTGGATCAGCGACTCCATGCCGGGAACGTCGGCGAGCTGCTCTTCGGTGACGGGAATCCAAACCGCGATCTTCTGAACCGGGTCGGTGATTTCCGTCCAAACGAGTGCCGCCTCGCCCTTGACCGCGCCTTCTGCGACTTCGGCCGCGCCAGACGTGTGGGTCGTTTCCCGCATGTACTTGATGGCGCTCTCCGAGGTCGGGGTGTTTGGCATCAAGTCGGCGACGACGAGCTGTCGGAGCGGATACTCCTCGACTCGGCTCTGTCGCTGAACGAACGGGGCAAACCCCGCAGTCGTCTCGACGAGAGTCTTCATTTCGACGTCGAGGTTCGCCTCAAAGCGCATCTGGCCGGTGCTCTTGTACCGTTCCATGGCCGCCTTGATCTGCGGGTTGTCCGACAACGCCTTGCGCAAGTTGAACGGTTCGGGCTTTTCTTCCTTGCCCTTACCCTCTCCCGGCTGCAGGATCCGGTTGTCCGGCGTCCGGTTGGTGTCGAGCGCCTTCGCGTTCTGCGCGGCGATCTCGGCTGCCTTGACCTCGGACTCGTGCTCCTCTTGGAGCTTGTTCAGCTCGTCGTTGCGGTCGTTGACCTCTTTCAGTTGGTCGGCCGAGAGGTTGTACGACTTGGACCCGTCAGCGGCCGTTGCCGTGTTCTTGTCGAAAAGTTCCTTAAGCTCGTTTCGCTTCTGGATGATGACGTTAAGCTTTGCGCTCATTTCGTGTGGGTTCTCCTTAAACCGCCACGCCGTTCAGGCGGGCGTCGAGTGCCGAGAGCCGCGCAAGTTGCGCAATGGCTTCGGACTGATTGTCGACCTCATGCCCTGCGCCAAGAAGTTTTTTGAACTCCCCGCACAGGCCGTCGAGGTCGGTGGTGATCGCAAGGATTTCCTCGCGTTGAGCGTCGGACAGGGATCGGGACTCCTTGAGGCGGGTGTCCACCTTCCATCTGGCGCGCTCGAGAAAGTCCTTCACGGCGGAACCCACCGCGTCGGAGTGACGATTGAAGCTCAGTTCGGAACCCGAACCGCGCTTTGCCGCAAGGATGTCGGCGCCCGCGTTGGCGGGGACCGAGACCGGCGACACTTCGTAAAGTCGGACCTGGGTGATCAGGCGGATGCCGTCTTTCCACCAAGGGAGGCGGGCGATCGCTTGATCCCATGCCTCTTTGCCCATCAGGGCGTGCCCCTGTTCCTCGGAGAGCATGGAATATGCTTCGACCTTGAACCCGATGGACATCTTTGTCACGACGCCGTCTTTGATGAGCGTCATCGCGTCGCGCCCTTGGGCCGTGTCCGAAACCTGTGCCTTCAAGAACAGCCCCTTTGCGTCCTCAAAAGCATCGACCGGCTTGCCGATGGGATTGTCCCATTGGTGTTGCCAAGCGATAAACCCAGACTTAAGGAACTCTGTCAGGGTGTTCTTGAACGCTCCGCGCTGGACGATGTCGCCGTCCGAGTCGTAGTCCCAGGTGTTGGCATAGCCGGCGAACTGGTTCGGCTCGATTCCGTCGCCCTGCGACTTGAACGATAGGGTTTTGATCTCTTTCATGGGTTTAGCTGGCCTTTGGCATCCTGCGTGCAGCCGCCGATGCTAGCGCCTCGTCTACTGTCGCCGGTCGTCTCATCGATCCCCAGCGGGCGTCGTGCGTCTGAGTGACAAGGTCGTCGAACCCAACCTTGCCGGAACGATACAAATCGAATAGCTGTGAGCCGAGAATCTGCTCTTGCTCCTCGTCGCTTAAATCGGAGAACTTCTCTTTGCCGCTTGCCATCGAAAGCGGGGCATCCGTGAGGTTAGGAACCATCACACAACGGCATTGCGGGTGCCCGTCGAGCGTGTCAGACGAGTCGTGCTTAGTGCCGTGCATCGCAAAGCAGGCTGCGCAAGTCCGCGAGTCGCTCGCGCTCATCCAGATCCAACCGGTCATGATGTCGGAGTTCTGAAGGTACGTTTGGCGGGTCGCCTCCCGTGCCGCCCGATGCGGCTCGGTCCTGGCGATGGTGAGCGCCCGGTTGCGGTTGCCGCCAAGGACGGGATCCAACGCCCTGGCAAGATCTTGGGAACCTTTGCCGAGGGCGATGTGCTCGAAGATGGCTTCTTTTGCCTTCTGCGCCATGTCGGGGCCGAGCTCGGCGAACAGCGCCGAAAGGGGAGAACCGTCCGACGCGAAACCGGCGAAAGATTCAAGTTGTCTGATCGGTAACCGGTTGAAGGAGATGTTGAGCCCCGCCTCGTCTGCGGCGATAGTCGTCATGCGCTCGGCATAGAAACTTGCGAGGTTGACGAACTCCCTTTGTTGTTCGGTGGTGCGCGTGGTCGCCGTGATCCCGAACTCCTCCATTTCGTCGTTGATCTGGTTGATCAGCGCGAGATACTTTGCCTCTCCCTTGAGCCAACCCTCGGAAACTTCCTCTCCCGCTGCCTGGGCATCGTCGATCCTTCGAGCGAGTTCGTTGAGCCGCTTAACCAGGGCTTCCTCGACCATGGAGAGCAATGCCCCGAGTTCGGCGATGACAGCCTCGTCCTTGCTGATGAGCGCCTTGCGGAAGTTTTGCGCGGCTTGCTCGAGGGTGAGCACCGAATCCTTCTTGAACTCTTTGCCCTTCTTACCGGGTTCGGGGAGCATCGGCGCAGTCGGATCGGGCATCGGGTTGGCGATCCTGACCCACTCGGAGCGGTAGACCTCGTCGGACTTCGAGTCGGCGTCGTAGCCCATTTCCGATCGCGCTTCACTACGCTTGATCAGGTCGGAGGTCCAAAGGAGCGCAAACCTCTTGGCGCGCGCATCCTCATCCTCTTGCAATGCGTTTATGTCGGAGACGTCAAAGCCGGTCTGCCAGTTCTCGTCTACAGTGAACTCGGGAAGCAGGGATGCGTCGAGCCCGTCTTTGAAAACCCGGTGCATCGGTAGGACCGCGTTTCGATACGCCTGCTCTTGCTCTGTTTCGGCGTTGCTGTAGGTGTTGCGCTCTAGCCCAGCGCCAAGTTTGACGACTCCTGGGGGAATGCGGAAAACTGCGCAAATCCTTTCCTCCGGCGTCATCCGCGACTCGCGGGCGTTTACCTCGGAAGGCGAAAACGACAGCTTGTCGAACTTGAGCGGGATGGAGTTGACGACCATCGAGTCTTTGTTGATCGCCTTGGTCGCCCGCCCGAACTTGTCTTTGATTGCCTCGGCATCCTCTTTCTCGATCGGCTTGATCGCGCCCGAAGTGATCAGGGAGGTGTCTGGCTGGATGACCCAAGTGCCGACGCCCATCTTGTAGAGCATCGATGCCGCATAGATCGCACTCTGCTGGTCGGTGAACACGTCGAGCAAAGCAGCCTTGAAGCGAGAGAGCCCCTTGCGGATGTTGCGGGGATCCAACCCCTGACGGAAGTGGACAACGTCCTCGGGCTTGAGTTCGTAGGTTCCGCCAGCCGATGAGTATACGTATCGGCTTATGAACTGCGACCCATCCTTTGGCCAGTCGGGCTCGATCAGGTGATGGGGGACGTACTGTAAGCCGACCACCGAACGGCCGTTTCGGAGTTTGTACCAATAACTGTTCCCGTCGAGCATCAGGCTCAGCACCGATGCCTGCCAAAGCGGAAGTGCGCCGTAGTCGCTGTTCGGGCGGCGCATCATTCGCTGGAATGCGACGATGTCGGCTTTCTTGCTCGGGAACGGCTCCCACTCGGGTTGCCCGGAGTCGCCTTCGCTGTAGACCCTCATTGGAGCCTCGGGCCAGACGTCCATCATCCACGCAAGGCACGCCATGACCGCGCTGTTGGTGAGCGGGTCGAGCTTCTCGATCGCGTTGTTGATGTCCTCGCGGTCGACGTTCAGGTTGAGCGTAAAGTTGGTGCCGTGAGCATCCCAGCCACGGGCGTACCGCTGGTTCTCGCCTTGCGGAAACCGAAACGCGGTGATCGCTGATTTTAAGCGGTTGAATAGTGGCATGGGCTAATAGGCCGACCAAGTCAGGGTCGGGGGGCTGAGTTCGTTGTATCCGTCGCTGAACGCATCGGCAAAGTCGTCGTGCTCGTGGGTCTCATCCTCTGTGAATTTGCGCAGCTCGTTGAGGGCGAAATGGTTCCATTCGCCGCGAAGAAACTTGACGTTGCCGCCGTTGACCTTGTCGGCGATGCCGCGCGCCCGGACCGCCTTTTTGCCTGTGACGGGTTCGATCCTGACTGACAGCCCTTTGCTGACCGGTTCGAGCATCTGGCGAAACTGCATCGCCTGATCCTTTCCTGCTTGACCGGGGTCCTGCGGGAGGTGGACGATTCCACCGCGATACCGCTGGAACCACTCGACTTTGCTGCGGATCTCTGCGCGGACCTTGTCGCTTGAAATCTGCCGGCGAAAGACGTCGAGGACATAGACAACGCCATTCTTGCCGATGGCCATCAGCACCCATACCGTGTAGTCGCCGCCGCCTTCGGTGGCCGCCAGGTCGAATGCAAGGGCGAACCGAAGTTCTATGTCGTCGGGGAGTTCGTCGACGATCTCGATCTTTGTGTGGTCAAAGAAGTAGCCGTCTGCTTGGCTGACTTCGTGCTGTGCTTCCCGCAGGAAGGTCCTGTACCCCCAGGCGTTGATCTGGGCTTCGCAAATAGCGATGTCTTGCCCGTCCCATGTTGGAGTGCCGCCGACGATCTTGTAAATCTTTCGTCCGTCGCCGCGGTCGACCGTTTCAACCTCGAGGCCTTCGATTGCAACGCTGATTGGCGGGACGACGCGGTCGAGGAGAAAGTCCGCTCGATCGTCCTGTAGCCTTGCGACTATTCCTTCGTCGTGGATCAGGTTTTGCAGAAACAGCAGCGCGACGTCGGGAGAACCTGCCGGAATGATAGCCGACTTTACGGTCTCTTGCTTTCTTTCGACAGTGCGAGGGCTGTCGTTCTGGTTGTCGATGTCGTCGAAGATGATCAGCCCGGGGCGATCCTCGTCGATCTTCGCGCCACGACTTGCGGTGTCAAGCCCAATACCCTCGACGCTGAACCCGTTGGATACCCGAAGTTGGTTTCGGCGCCACCCTTTCGAGCTGCCGTACTTGTTCAGCGCCCTGTCCATGCCGAGCCGCTCGAACAAATTTGCGACTGCGGCAACGTGCTTATCGGCTTGGTCCTGGGTTTCGGACACATAGAGCACGTACTTGCGTGCAAGTTTGAAGCCTATCCTTGCAATTCCAAGTTCGCCGGTGGTGGACTTGGCACCACCTCTGGGCCAGACCTCTACCCTTGGCGCAGGACGCGTCCCTGGCTCGAGCGCCTCGATCCAATCCCACAATCGCAAGTGGCGCTCACCAAAGGGCTTGTAGACGTACCCCGGAAAGTTGCCAGCCAGCCAGGTCAGCAATTCTTGCCCCTCTGCCTGTGCGTTGAGCCCCTTGTCGCTGTCCCAAACTTGCCGCGCTATTCCTCTGGCGAACCCTCCAAGGTCGTCGAGTTTGATTCCCTTAGACTCTCTTGGAAGAATGCTAGCCATCGTTCGAATTCGGACTGGTTGTCCTTGTAGAAGGCGGCCTGTACCTTGATCACCCGCTCAAGCAGGTCGCGGTCGACGATCTCGGTGACGACCGTTGCTGTCGGGCCTCCGAACTGCTGGTCGAGCCAATACCTGATCGCCTGGAAGTCGCCGCCGATTACCTTGGCGGCGAGCTGCCCGATCGCCATCTCGTTGATGGACTTTTGGGTCGGCTCGTCGCTTGCCTTGGAGAGTGCTTCGAGGAAGTCTCGTCGGTTCTTTAGGTCCTTTCGCGCTTGGACGCCAGAAGCGCCGTGGTATTTGCAGACGCTCAAGCCCTTCGCGGCAGAGTGGGAACATTGCCCGGAACGGTCAGTCTTCCATGCCTGGCAGCGTTTGCCGCCCTTGCCTACTTTCTTGGCGATCAGCGGCTCGAAGTGGGACTTGTCGGGATAGCGCGGATCCTGCTCGGGCAGTACGGCCAAACCTCACCGCTCCTTTGCCCGCATGATGTTTTTATACACCCGGCTCAGGGCTTCGTTGGCGTCCAAGATGAACTCGGCCACGTCGTAGTCCTCGGCCGACTTGGCGGATTTGATCGCATGGAGGATGGCAAGGACTTCCGGATCCTCGACCGGTTCTGCGATGGCTTGTGGCTGGTCGACCTTGACCCACTCGCGCGAGACGGTCGCCTTGTTTCGCTCCCAATAGCCCTTGCTGACGTATTCTCCCGCTTCCGGGTTGCCGTCGTCGCCCCTGCGGTATACGAAGTACCCTTTGGGCTCTTGGCGGTCGTCGACGTGGTCGGCGGTGTCTAAATTCTTTTCAGGCATTTTGTGCCTCCTCTTGTTTCCGGGTGGATTCTTCGCAGCGCCTGCGCTCTTCGAGAGTGATCTCAAGCCCGATCGCAGACCTGCGTTTCCCTTTGTGCCGTTCGTTCGCGGCAGTCATCGACTGGAATTTGAAATCAATGTCTAGGCCGGTGTGGTCCCTTCCCCAAAGAGAGAAGGCTAGGCAAAGCCCGGCCCATTTGCAGTCCATCTCTCCGACATGGATGCCGCCGAAAAGTTCGCGAAACTCATCGTCCGGGAGAATGCAAACGATATCGACATCGCGAGTGTTCTTCTGGTCGAGAGACGACCCTACTTGGTAAAACCCTCCGCCAAAGACCTTTCGGGCAAGGTGCGCCCATTGGTGCAGCTTAACGCTGGCGGGGAATCCGACGCTCATTGAAACTGGATTGGGCAGTTTTCGACATGCCCAGGTCGGGGGTGCTTGCGCTCCGCCGCCACTTGGCGAGTTCGCCAAGACTTGAAATCAGTCGTTGTCGTAGACGAACAGTCCGACGTTGCTCCAAGGCAATGCACCGGCTATGCCGCCAAGGTCGCCGCCTTTCGGACTGAACATTGCTTGGATTCGGTTGAACACCATGATCGCGTTGTCGCCGGGTTTTACGAACTCCTCGAGCCGTGCCGGGTTCGTGAGGATGTCGCCAATCTCGCCATCGGCCCGAAACTCGAAAAGGGTCTTGACGTGCATCCCCTCCTCGGCGCCGCGGAACTGGCCGGTGCTCTTGCGCTGGTCCCAGTCGTTGACGGCGTTGGTGTCGTCTTTGAATGCTTGCTCTTTGAAGTCCATGCTGGATTACTCCTTGGGTTCGGAAACTACGGGAATGGGGTCGCTTGCCGGCTGGTTGACCGTCGTGACCACCGGGTCTGCTGTCGTGCCGCTTGGGGCGTCGTGCCCGGTGCGGCTCAGGATTGCGGAGAGTGCGCCGACGACTCCCGCCACAACGCCGACGCCTAGGCCCTCGGGGACCTCCTTGCCGACGAAGATCAGCGCAAACGAGCCGATCAGCGACAGGATTCCGATGCTGATCAAGCCGATCAGGACCGTAAAGACGACGGGGTTGCTTCTCATTGGGTTGGGGGCGGGGTCGCCTCTGCGTACTGCAAAGTCCACTGCTGTGCGTAGGGCGCCATTTCGTCGAGCGAAGGGATGCCGGGGACGCCGCTGAACGGGCAGACGAAGCCGGGAATGATTGCGCTGAGGTACTGGCAGACCTGCTGGAAGAACTCCCAAGCGTTCTGCTGGTTCATGTCGTCGATCGCGCGGTTGAGCCGCTCAATCGCCTTTTGAAGTTCGCTTTGCTGTTGCATCTTGGTTCTGCTTTTCCAACACGTCGGCGAGTTTGTTGATCGCCCCGGTCAGGTTCTTGGATTCGACTTGCGCCTGCTTCGAGAGCGCGTCTTGGTGGCGCGCCGTATTGACCATCACAACGGTCGTGTAAATCGCGTTGCACAGCCCGACCACCAAGGCGATCAGCGCCATGCGGATTGCGCCGGAGTTCTGCCTCACCGCGTTTTCTCCAAGTCCCTCACACGCTCCCGCAGTTCGTTGATTTCCGTGATTTGGGTTGCGAGCTTGGTGATTTCCTTGCCCTGCTCGTCGATCTTGGGCTCGATCTTGTCAAAGCGCAGCTCGACGCGGCTGACGCCCTCTTTGGCGTCGTCCACCGCACGAAGCAGGGAGTACGCCGAGCCGATCACGGCGACGACGATGCAAGCCGCGCTGATGAGCGTTCCCGCGCTGATTTCGGGGTTCCAGCGAAACGGCGGGTTGGGTTGCGGACCCCGTCGCTCGACTCCCCCGTACTCGTCGCTCATCGGCCGCTCCAGAGCGGCAAGCCGCAATCGTTGGCCATTTGGACGACCGGGAAGTTCTTCGGGTCGGTTTTGCGGCCGGGGCTGACAATCGCATGCGTGGTCAGGTGCTTGAGCGGCAGGACTTCCCGAAGCTCGAGGATCAGGTCGAGGCAGGCTTTGTACTGGGCCGCCGAGTATCCGTCCTTGCCGTCGTTCAGGTTCACGAACGAAATCCCGACGCTGTACGGGTTGACCGAGCACCCGGCGACGAACTTGCCAACCCTGCGCAGACTGCGGTTTAGTGCGTTGTACGGATACTGCGCCCTGCTGACTCCCCTTGCCTGCTCATGGGGCCCGTAGGAACTTCCGGCATGGTAGGCGGCTCGGCTGTACGGCACCAGTTTGCGGATCAATCCGTCGCTCTCTCGCTGGTCCTCGACGATGTAGTGGTAGCTCAGCCGTCCGACGACGAGCGCCTGAAACGCGCCCTTGAAGGTCGGCCCAGCTGTGGCGTGGAGAACTACCGTATCGACTTCGACCCCTGCCGGCCTTGCCGACGAGTACTTTGCCAGGCTGTAATCGAGGTTGATCGTCATGGCTCAAAAAATCCCCGGCGCGTTTCTTCGGAGGCAGCCGGGGAATGTCAGTCTCTTTGATCCTTGGCTCTTGGGCCAAGTTGTATTGCCGCCTCGTCTCGGATACCGGCATCCAAGCAGGTATGAGGGCATCGTCGCCGCTGCTGGAGGCATGGCGGGATTCCCAAGGTGTCGAAGTGTGTCGGGTCGAGAGTTGGCGGCAAACCGTGAAATCGGGAGCCCCCGCCGATGGAACGGGGGCTTGTCCGTTGGAGGATATGCGATTACCTGAGCGTCGGCTTTCCAAAAGAAAAGCCCCGGAACCGATGGCTCCGAGGCTTCGAGTGCTCGCGTCAGGCGCAAGTATCTCCGCTAGGATGATACGTCGTTGAACCTGGGAAAGTGACGGCAAAAATTGCTGTTTCGACCGCACAGGTTCAAAAAAAGTCTGAAACTTGTGGAACTTAGCCCGCATTTCTGAGCCCCGCGTCCCAAAGCGAGGCCTCGACGATGGTCTCGGGCTCCCAATCGATGATCGCCTCGCGCACTGCCGGCCGAATCACCCTCAGCCTGGACTTCTTGCACCAGTTTTCCAGGCTCCTGCCCTTGGGGACGATGTTGACCTCCCCGACCAAGGCCCGGTACTTGAAATCCTTGTCGGCGCGTTGCCAGACGTACGAGTGCTCGGCAAGGTGCCTGAACCTGCGCTGAACCGTTCGGATCGCCACGTCGACGGTCAGAAACATGAAGGCTCGGACGTCGGGATCGTCGACCGCCCGATTCGTGACGCTGACCCTCGGACCCGAATACAGCTCGATCGGCACTCCCGCCTCGTAGCCGTATCTGGCGTCGAACACCTCGATCCACTCCTCGATCCGAGTGTTCAGCCGACGCTCCTGGTTGCGCAACTGCGCCTCGAGCCTGGCAAGCATCACCGCGTTCGGCAGCTCGTCTTCGGGGGACCTCCCGCGAAGCGTCTCCCCCCAAACACCCAGGTACAAACCGATCACCCGCTCGTTGACGAAGATCATGCCTTCCCCCGGTTCAAAACAGGTGCCGCCGATAGGTTTGCGTCGGTCGAAGGGTTAAGCCTCGGCATACGGATCGTAGCCCTCCTCGACGTACTTGACCTGAGCGCCCAGGAACTTGACCCCGAAGCTTGGTTCTCGGTCGTGCCGGTTCTTGGTGACGGCGATCTTTCCCTCATTCTCGTTTTCCTTGCGCCGCAGTTGGATCACGAGCGCGGCGTTGTCTTCCCACTTGATCGAGTCTTTGGAGCGCCAGGCGCCCCGCAGGTTTGGGTCCATGGAGCGTTGCGACCCGATGACGACGGCGATGCCGGTTTGCTTGACCAGGTCGTCGACCATGTCGGCGCAGTAGTCTTGGCTGCGGGTGTTGTTTTCGAGCTTTCGGTTGGTGGTCAGCTTTTGGGCGTAGTCGATCCCGAGCCAGTCGATACCGAGGGTCGTCCTGGCGTCGTGCGCCCATGCTACGAGGCTCTCGATCGAGCGGTCGGTCCTGCCCTTTTGCCTCGACTCGTAGATCGGGATGTTCATCGCCTTGACGACTTGGCAGGCTTCCTCGAACGCGATTTGCTCGAGCACGTTCTTTCGCGGCTCGTCGTAGCCGCAGAGCGATTTGACCTGCCTGCCGATCACTTGGTCGGCCGTCATTTCGAGCGTGGCGAGCGCCGGTTTGAAACCCGCACGGTATGCGGTGATCGCCGAGTCGACGAGCACTCCGGTTTTGCCAGAGCCGCGGGCGCCCATGACCACGGCGTATTCGCCGAAGTACCAGCCCGAGCCCTTGCAAGCCGAGTTGAGCGCCTGCCACGGCGTCGGGATCCCGGGAGTCTTTGCCCCGAGCTGGTTGAAGTCGAACTCACCGGACATGACGGTGTCGGTTCCGATCTTGGGCAGGTTGCGTGCAATTCCGAAAGCCTTGGCCAGAATCGCCTCTATGTCCTCGGCCTGGTCGCACATGGTGACCACCGCCCTTGCCCTTGCCCTGACCGACCGGATCGTTGCAAAACCCATGACCATCGAGGCGTGCGTCTTGACCATCGCCGAGCTGAAGCTTTCGGCCTCGATCCCGTCGAGCAGCATGGTCTCGGTGTCGCCGAGGTTTCCCTTTGCCTTGAGCCTGGCGCGCATGGCGTTGACGTCGGGAAGGATCCCGTCGTTGACCATGGCGATCAGTTCTGACGCGACGGTTTGGTGGAACGCCGAGAAGAACGCAGAGGCCGGGACGTTGATCGCAAACCACCGGGACATCGCATCGCCGTGCAACGCTCCCCCGAGCAGCGCGGTTTCGAGACGGTCGTCGAACAGGGCTTCCCGCTCGTAGTCGTGCCCAATGTCCACGGCCATGCTAAGCGCCACCTTCGACCGCCTTGAGGGGTGGCTCGTGCTTTTTCCAGGTCGGCCCGAAGTTCAGCCAGACTTGGCCGGTGTCGGTGTCCCTGATGTCGGCGTCGCAGTTCTCCTCGTCGATCTTGAGCAGGACGGCGTTGGCGACTCCATCGGGGAGCGGGGTTCCCCAAGGCAGGACGAAAGTTTCCGTGAGGACCGTGCCTTTTCGCAAAGGGGGTAAGGG